GCGTACTTGCATTCTGGAGTCCAGAAATCACACCTCCTGCGGTTTTCTCTGTCGGAGCAGGCAAACAGCGGCTCGCCATTCAGCGGCAGGACTCGGCATAGGTTCATGACCTGTTCCTTATACGAAATCCCTAAGATTGATAATTTGCTTCAAAATGCTTGGCGCCAATGCAGATGCGTCCTGCGCCGTGGAAGAAACTACAATCCCAGGCTTGGTTGACCATAGCTTAGTTCCTCGCATGTCCCAGACCATCGAGTCATCACCAAACTGGGCGTCGTTGATCGCCTTGATGAAGTTGTCCAGATCGGGACGCTGTAAGTGAGGGGTCAGGTCCATTTCCGCCTTGCGCTTCTTCGACCAGCTTTCCGGCATCTGGACCAGAAATATCACTCGGCACTCGGCAAATGGGATGTGGACATTTCGAAGCCTGACCTCATCACAGAACGCCCTGTATCTAAGTACAGCCGGCCTCTTGGCCCACTTGTCGCGCTGGGTCTGCCGAGGCTTCGCCACAGGCTCTATCTGGTAGAAATCAAACATCACTCATCACCCCCGATCTGCCAGTCGCGTTTCATCTCGGCAACACACTCGTTGCCGTTGAACACGAGACGCTGCACAGTCACTCCGTCGTCGTTGGTGCGGAAGGTACAGGTTGATGCTTCCCCCTGAACCAGCCTCACAATACCACCGGCCCTTGCATAGGTGATCCGCGTCACATTGTCGGTCGAAGCGCACCCAACCACAGAAATCACGATCAATAAAATTGCTGCTTTCATGTCAATCCTCGTCTCTCTCTGGTGGATCGCCAGGTTCCCTGACGTATCCAGGCCATCGCTTACTTTTCTTGGCAACCCTTGCGAACAGGTCTTTCGGGTTGAGTTCGTTCAGGGCCGCAAACAATTCAACTGCCATGTCTTTCGATTCCTCGAATATCTCCCCGACCGGACCCTTCTTCGTGAAGATAACGAACTTAGTTCTCACCTTCTTGCATCTCCAACCTGAACTCAGGTTCTTCAACAAGGTCGCCAAGCCACTCCCTGACAACCTTGCTCTTGCTGAATATAACGCCGTCTTCCTCTTCATGTTCCCAGTCCTTGTATACCGAGACATGACCCATTGGAACCATGGTCATTTTGTACTTGTTCATAGGCCAACGACCTCGATGAACCTGATGACAAGTGTCGATAACGCGAAGAACGTCGCCGACAAGATCGCAGCATACTGGACCTTTGACCGGATCCTCTTGTCATCCATGGTCCTCATGGATGAACCAACCACGAGCAGATACGCAACCTTGAATAGGAAAAGCAGGAACAGAAAGTCGAATACCGCTACGAGCAAAATTGCCAGATAGATCATTCGATGTCGCCTCCATTGGAAACCTTTCGGACTTGTTCAAACCTTGGCGGCTTGAACGTCATCTCATTCATTGTTATTTCTGCTTCGATATAGAAATCGGAATCTGGATGCAGTTCGATGGTTCTGTCGAATACCATCCTGCTCAAGCCCATCTTGCCGGCCAGCTTCCCAATCAGCGGTTTGTTCTCTTCCAACCATGGGCCAAGTTCTTTCCATTGCGCGATTCGTGCCATAACCTCATCATTGCTTACTTCAGACTTCACCCAGGCCCTCCTCGGCTGGCTCCACCGATATGCCATCACTCCCTTGTCCGCGATCTTGTACTTCGTGGACCGTATCATCACTACCGTCATTGCCATCCTCCGTCAAAAGCTGTTGAATAATCCCATTGATCAGGGCTTCATTGTCTGGTGTTCTTGCATCAGATAGATGCTCCAATGCAACGTCTCTGAGGAGGGCGATGTCTGGGTTGTTCAAATACAAGTTGGCGCGCCTGATCGCAAGGTCAAGTTGGTCCGCATTCCGCCTGATTCTCCTTGCCGTCCAGGAGAGGGCCAGCATCGCCCTGAATATCATCTCTTTGTCCATAGCCGTCCTTCTACGTCCAGTTACGTTAGTTTGTGTTCGTGTTCGTAGTGTTGCGGAACAAGAGTAACCAATCAATATGCGTTTGTATAGGGGGGAAACAAAAAAATGCCGCTAGATGTAAACGCCAGCTTGCCAGAGAAGATGCAGAAGCTATTCCAGCCGATCCGACACAAGGTTCTGTATGGCGGCAGAGGGGGAGCAAAAAGCCATTCTGTGGCGAGGGCGCTGTTGATCATGGGCCTGAACAGATCTGTTCGCGTGGTCTGCACCAGGGAGGTTCAGAAGTCGATCAAGGACAGCGTTCACCAGCTCCTGAAGTCCACGATTGAGGAGCTTGGTCTAAGTGATGTCTACACGGTCCAAGAAACGACGATCTTCAATCATGTTGGGACAAGCTTCATCTTCATGGGTCTGTCGTCCGCCACGGCCATGAACCTGAAGTCCTTGGAGGGTTGCGATATTTGCTGGGTAGAAGAGGCCCAGACGGTGAGCAAGAAGTCCTGGACGATCCTGATGCCCACCATCCGGAAAAAAGGTAGCGAGGTCTGGGTGACCTTTAACCCTGATCTGGACACAGATGAAACCTGGGTCCGGTGGGTGGTAAGTCCGCCGCCGAATACCTGGGTTCAGTTGGTGAACTACACCGACAACCCTTGGTTCGAGAACTCGGAAATGCCTGCTACCCGCGCTCATGACGAGCGCATGATGACCAAGGAGGAGTACGAGAACGTCTGGCTGGGAATCCCCAGATCGTCTGTCCAGGGGGCGATCTACTCCGCCGAAATCAGGGACATGCTTCAGCGCAAAAGGTATCGGGCCGTTCCATATGATCCTCAGCTTTTGGTCCACACCATCTGGGACCTCGGGAACAACGACCAGACGGCGGTCGTGTTTGCCCAAAGGCTACACAGCGAGGTACGGATAATCGACTACATGGAAGGCAGCTTCCTCTCTTATGCAAACTGGGCCAAGGTCCTGGACAGGCAGCCATATACCTACGGGTACGATTTTCTGCCCTGGGATGGCGGGATCGTCCGTCAAGATACAGGTATGTCTGCAAGAGGGATTTTGCGAAAACTCGGAAGACGGGCAAGGGTGATCAAGAAGCACGAAAAAGCGGACCGGATCAGAACCACCAGGATGATGTTCCCTCGGGTGTATCTGGATGACTCTGGAACGACAATCGAGGAGCCATTTGAAAACAGGGTTATTACTCGTGGCGGCGAAAGGTTGCTGGAGTGCCTTAGGAGATACCGAAGGAACATCCCAAGAAGCACAGACGAGCCTTCGGAGCCGGTTCATGACGAGTTCAGCCATGGGGCCGATGCCTTTGGTGGTCTTTCCAGGGTTATTGACAAACTCGTCAATGAACTTCAAAAAGACATACAATTTGAGGAATGGGGCCAATCGGTCAGGGGAGTTATGTGATGTCGAAACAGGAAATCGGTCTTTCTGATGAAGACGGGGAAGAGATTTCGCTGGAGGAGATTGAGGAGAGGTTGAAGCGCAATGCAATGCACCTTGACGCATTTGGCGCCTCTCTTTCAAAAACCCTGTCTCGGGATATAGACCACCGCCTTACTTCTGGGGTCGAGGACAGATGGATCGAGGACGAGGAGTTCTATGACGGTGTTGATGACGCAAACCGCGCCGAAGAACATATCCGATCTTTCAGGAAGAAGCCCGAGGACATAAGGTCCGGATCGTCATTGGATGAGAAACGGTCCAAGATCTTCCCAAACATCACCGGCCCATTCGTAGACGCAGCGTCATCCAGAATCGCAGACGTTCTACTCCCTCCTAGCTCCGAACCTTCCTGGTCCCTCGCAGCAACCCCTATCTCCGATCTGGTTGAAATGGTCGCAGATGGGGAAAAGGGCCTTCCAAAGATGGACAAGGCCCAGAAGGAGGAGTTCTTCGCTGAGGTCCAGAAACTGGCGGAAGAGTCGGCAAGGAAGGCGCAGAAGAGAATCCACGACTGGCATATTCAGTGCAACCGGCGCGGAGAAATCAGGAAGTCGATTGAGGATGCCGCGAAGATCGGGGTAGGGATCATTCGAGCTCCATACGCCAAGGTCACCAGGAAGACCGGGTATTTTCGCAAGAAGGTGGTCCGCCACGTCAAAACCTCCCCGGCGACAAAGCGGGTGGATCCATGGAACTTCTTCCCAGACAAGGAATGCGGCGAGGACATTCATACCGGAGGCCACTGCTGGGAAAGGGACTACCTTTCCGGCAAGAAGCTCCAGGACCTCATGGATGACGATACTTACCTGAAAGACCAGATCCTGCTGTGTTTGAAAGAAGGGCCGCTACGGGCAACCAGATCGCTTGAGAAGCCGTTTGAGGAGGCCGAGAAGACCAGCAAGTTCGAGGTCTGGTATTACCACGGCACAGCCGAGAGGGAGGATCTGGAGGCCGCCGGGATGTCATTCAACGCGGACGAGACCAGGGTCTACATCCCCAGCATGATTACGGTGGTCAATGGCCGGGTAATTCGGGTGTCACTCGATCCTCTGGGGACCGGGGAGCTTCCCTACAGCACATTCGTCTGGCGCAAGCGATCCGGAAGCTGGGCCGGCATTGGGGTGGCTCGCCAGATCCGAGTGGCGCAGAAGATCGTCACTGGGGCCGCGAGGAACATCATGGAGAATGCCGGCATTGGCGCAGGCCCGATGCTGATCTTCAAAAAAGGGTCTGTTGTTCCGGCAAACGGGATTGCAGAACTCGCCCCTAGGAAGGTGTGGCTGATTGGTGAGGACGCGGATTCCATCCAGCGGGCAGAAGACGCCATTGGAATCATCAAGGTGGATATGTGCGTCAACGAGCTGATGGTCATCGTTGAGTTCGGCCTTCGCCTTGCCGAGAGCACTACCGGTCTGCCAATGCTTCTCCAGGGTCAGATGGGCAACGCTCCAGATACCGTGGGCGGAATGAAGTTGCTGTATAACAACACCGCTGCCCCGCTTCGAAGGTTGGCTCGTCAGTTCGACGAGCAGGTCACGGAACCAGAGATCAACAGGTACTACGCCTGGCTGCTTGAGTACGGCGAGAATGACGACGAGAAAGGCGACTTCGTTGTCTCCGCAACCGGGAGCTCGACCCTGGTAGAAAGGGACCTCCAGGAGCAGGAACTCGGCCAGATGGCTCCGATCGTCGTCGATACCCGATATGGACTCGACCCCAAGAAGTGGGCGTCTCAGTGGCTCAAGTCGCGGCGCTTCGACCCAGAGAACTTCCTGTTCGATAACGAGCAGTGGCAACAGATCCTGGAGCAGATGGCGGCTCCTCCGCCGAACCCGGCTGTCGATGTCGCGAACATCAAGTCTGAGCTGGAGCGGTACCGCATTGACTCCAATTCTCAGATGAAGGCTCTGCATGAAGAGGTGGAGGTCTGGAAGAAGCAGGTCGATGTTTCCGAAAGCGATCTCGACCGGCAGTTGCAGGCGGTACTTGCTTCCGCTGTCCAGGAAAGCGCGATGGCAAACAACCAGGCAGATGTGGCAAAAGTTCTCCAAGGGGCTAAGAGCGAGATTTCGCAGCTACTTTTGAAACTCAGCTCGCAAGAGAGATTGGCAGGACTGAAAGCGCGAGAAAACCAACTGCCAATCCAGAGTCAGCCAGCCGAAGCCCCTGGTAGAGCGCCGGCAGGAGAGTCCATTCAGAAGTAGGTTTCGGGGGCCAGGGTCACTCCGCAGCCTCGTACATCCTCCACGAGGAGGCCCTGGCCCCCACCGCGCATTCAATTACCTTTAGGAATACAATGAACACAAGCGACGAAAACGGTTCACAGTTCACAGACCTTGACTTTCAGAATCCTTTGTGGAGAAAATTAACCGAACACCTCAATAAGCGATTGATTCTATTGAGGGCGAAGAACGACAACGAAAGACCGGCGACGGATACGTCGTATCTTCGTGGACAGATTTTCGAGGTGAAGCGAATGCTTGCCCTCGAAGGCGAGAGGTTGGACCCAAGCGAATAGCGGCGGTCCAAAAAAAATGAACCGGCCAATTCGGGAACGAATACATGACTGGTGAAGTGGCAGAAGCAAAGGAGTCTGAGGAATCTGTTGTAGAGGGGGAAGGCGAGAATACCGCTGAGGCCGAAGCAGCATTTGCCGCAGGATTTTCGAAGGTTGCAAAGAACCAAACTGGAGTAGAGGAAGAGGAGCCAGAGGAAGAGGAACCTCCAAAAGAGGTCCAAAAGTCCGACGCCGACCGTTTGCTCGAAAAGTTACCAGACCGATTGAGCCGGATCGAAGGAAACATTGGCGGACTGAAGAGCCAGTTGAACAAGGCGCTAAACGACCTGAATGCAATCGCGTCCAGGTCAACGAAGAGCGAAACCCCATCCAAGGAAGAGGTTTCAGGCGCGCTTGCCGACCCAGAGGCTTACAAGGATCTCGTCGAGGATTACCCTAAGTTCGCCTCTGTCCTGAAACAGCTAGAAGGCTTGCAGAAGCGCATCGATGGTTTGAGCGAGAGCGCAGCTCCAAGGCAAAAAGAGCCTGAGACGCAGCCGGAAGTAGATGTTTCCGTCCTCAATGAGAAGCACAGCGATTGGCAAGAGACCGCCAAGAGCGAAGCATTCCGAACCTGGGCGCTCGAAGGAGGCCCGAAGTTCGAAGATTACGTCCAAGTGGTCCAAATGGGACCTAGCGATCCCTCCGGGACGAAGGACAGGTTGCTTAATTGGGCTTCAGAATATCCTGATTGGTGGAAAGTGAAGGGAAAGCATCTGTTTGGCAGCAAGGTCGATGACTCATTGGCGTTGCTCGACAGGTACAAACAGGGCTTGCAAGAGAAGGAAGATACCAGCAAAGCCGATAAACGGCGACGGCTGAAAAGCATCACCGTTCCGGATGGTTCTTCTGGCGCCTTGCAGCAATCAGATTCTGACGAGGCGGCGTTTGCCCGAGGCTTTAATAGGGTAATCCGTCACCGGTAACGGAGGCACTATGCCAATCACCACTTATGGTACAAATGCCGGTCGCATCAATGAGATCAAGGGCGAGATCCTTGCTCATGCGATCCCAGTCGAGGTTCTTGCGCTTGGCGCGAAGATGAAGGAAATGCCGAAACGGCAGGGTGATAACATCACCTACCGTCGATACATTCCTTTCGGTGCAACCACCACCTCTGTAAACACTCAAAACCGTCCCAGCGTAGACGCAACGGCGCACATCCTCCAAGAGGGCGTGACTCCGGAAGCCAGCACGCTGACCCCCGTAGACGTGAACGTGGTCATGCAGCAATACGGCTGTCTGTACAGCTACACCGACAAGGCCGCCGAGCTGTACGAAGACGACATTCCGGAAGAGCAGAAGATCCAAGCTGGCGAGCGCATGTCGCTGGTCCGTGAGATGGTCCGTTACGGCGTCATGAAAGCCTGCACGAACGTGATCTACTCTGGTGGAACCAGTCGGGCGACCGTCGATGAGATCATCACGCTGAAGGCTTTGCGCCGTATGGCTCGGATCCTGAAGCTGAACCATGCGACCAAGAAGTCTCGAATCCTGGCACCGAGCGCGAACTACGATACGTCTGCCGTCGAAGCAGCGTTCTGTGTGTTCGTTTCGACCGACGCAGAACCGGATATTCGCGACCTCCCGCACTTCACTCCGGTTGCAAAGTACGCAAACCGATCGCCGATCAGCGAGCACGAGATTGGCTCCGTCGAGGAGTTCCGCTTCGTCACCTCGCCTGAACTGACCGCGTATGCAGATTCTGGCGCCACTGTGGGCGGCTTGGACCTGTACAGCACTACCGGCACCAGTGCAGACGTGTATCCCTTCATCATCATGGGTGAGGATGCAGTTTACGACGTGGCCTTGCGCGGCATGAAATCGTTCGATCTCAACCATATCCCGCACACCACTTTGAGCAAGTCCGACCCGCTGAACCAGCGTGGCTACGTGTCCTGCAAGTTCTGGGCTGCGGCTACCATTGTCAACGGCGGCTGGATGGGTGTCATCGAAGCCGGCGTTACAACTCAAACCTAAGAGGGAGATGACATGAGCGAACGTACTGGCGCATTTACTGGCTGCTTTTCTAAGGCCGGGCTTGTCGATGGCACTTCCGCAGCGACGATTCAGATCGCGGCCCCCAACGGGGCCGGGATCGACTTCGCGATCAACGGTATTGCGTATCACAAGGCAGATACCGACAACATTGCCGTGACCGCTGCGACCCAGGCTTCCGGAACGACCTGCCTGTACTTGGTGCAGATCAACGCGGCTGGCACGGTGTCCACGAAGCAGGGCAACGCGGTTGCAACCGCAGACCTTGGCGTTGTGGGTGGGGCGCTGCAATGGCCCCAGCCTGATGCCAACAATTGCCCGATCGGTGGATACAAGATCAAGGCAACTGCTGCCTACGTCAACGGTACCACGGACCAAGGTACCGGCAACCTGGTCGATTACTTCGACTTCATTGGTGGGCTTCCTGGGTCTCCGGAAAGCACCACCGCAACTTGATAGTCTTAGGGGGAGGGCGCAAGCCCTCTCCCGGAGATGCCAATTCGTTAAGAGGGCATGACCATGATTTCATGGAAGGACTTCGCAAACGTCTCCGTTTTCAAAACGCTTCACCTGAAGCGAAATGCTCGAATCCTTTCGGAACAGCCAGATGGCTCCCTGCGAACTATCTTCTCCAACGGGAAGTTTGATCGCGTGGAGCCGAAAGTTGTATTCGAAGACGATTTTCTTGGTGCGCTCGACGCCAGGATCTCCTCAACTGCTGGATCCGGTACCGGCAACGCTGCGCTGACCATTGTCGCGAACTCGGTCAATGGTACGGCAACGTTGAAGTCCGCCAGCGACGATGGCACCAACGCTCAGAACGGATCCATGGTCACTATGGACCACCTGAACTGGGTGGCTAGTCAGGGCGGACTTGCTGTTGAGGTCAGACTGAAAGTTGATGTCATCACGGCGGTTTCGTTCATGGTGGGCTTCACGGACACCATCAGCACGACCGTGGAACTACCTGTGTTCGTGAATGCTGGCGACATCGATAGCGACGCTACCGACGCCTGTTGCATTGGCTTCGATACGGACGCGACGACCGATCAGTGGTTTATCGGTGGGGTCAAGAACAACACCGACACCGCGCTGACGCTGTATGGGTCTGCTCCGTCTGCTGACACGTACTACACCATTCGACTGGAGGTTTCCACCGCAGGGGCGATTCGTGGCTTTGTGGATGGGAGAGAGTTCAGCTCAGGTCCTATAGCCAACGCAGTGACGGCCTCGACCGCGCTGACCCCGTACATCGTGGTCAACAACCGTGGTGCTGCTCAGAGAATCCTCACGATCGACTACATCCGCGTCGAGCAGAATCGCGGCGCCTAAAGGAGCAAATGAAATGGGTATTCGAAGTAGAGTAGGTGCAATTTTCAACTCGATCGGATCGGCATCCGACTTGCGCTCCGGACAGAATGGCGACCTGATCGTGGCGCAAGGGAAAGGAGACTTTTCCGAGGCATCAGAACGCGGCCAGGTGTTTATGGCTAGTACCGGAGCGGCAGGAGTTGCCCCAGGAACAGCTCTTGGCACCGCCCCTCCAATTGCGATCTGGAACCCTTCTGGATCTGGGGTTCTTGTGTCCATCCTGCGAATTCGGATTGGTTATGTATCTGGCACCCTCGGGGCCGGCGAGATCGTTTGGGCGCGAAACGCTCAAACGGCTGCCCCTACGGGCGGCACGGAACTGACCACTGTTTGTGCGCGGGTAGGAAACAATGCGGGCAACGCAAGGGCGTTCCAGGGCAGCACGATCTCCGCTACGGCGACGATCATGCGACCAACCGGGATCTCGATGGGGGCCGCCTTGGCGTCTTCTGTCGATTTTCCTAACTTTGCCGGCGAAGACATTGATGGCTGTATTGCCGTTCCGGAGAACCAGCTTGTCTGTTTGCAGGGCATTGCCGCAGCCGGAACTTCTCCATTGCTCTGCTTTGGGGTTGTCTGGCAAGAGATCCCGACCTCGTAATACCACCCGACCTTGGCGCCCCGAAAGGGGCGCAGTCTTTTTGGAGGAACCATGGCTAGAAAGAATCAATCGATCAGCGTCAGGGATGAGGCCTTGCAGGAGATGGCGCCCGGCCCTAGGTGGATGAAGGTGGAGCCGTTAGACGGCAAGCCGGACTTTTACCTGGACGTTCTGGACCCAACCGACCCAGCTGCTTTTGAGACTCACCCGAACCTGATGGTTGTCGTGCAGCCGGATGACAGCGTTCTGTATCGGGCTGTCTGCGGAGTCAGAACCGCGTACTTCTCCGACTGGCGTGATGCAGAAGCGCAGGTGATTGCTTGGATGTCTCCGGAGACTCCTCGGGATCGGAGAGGCCCGATTGATTCTAGAGAGGCGGATATTGGTCAAGATCGCCCGAGGAATATGCGCTCGGATGGGCCGGCAGAGCAGTCTTTGGACAAGCCTGACATTGAAGTTGTGGACAGGCCGGTGAACAAGGCCAAGCTCGCTCAGATGTCTTTCAACGAAGAAATCCTGGAGGTGGTTGTCCACGACACGGACGACAAGACCGCAGAACCCTATCCGCTAGTCATCAACGGCGGAGCAAGGCAGTACTTCGTTCGAGGCACGACACAGCGGGTGAAGCGCAAGTTTATCGAGGTGCTAGCTCGGGCCAAGAAAACGACCTACACTCAAAGGAAGATCAGGGACTCTGAAGGGAACGAGATGTACCAGCAGATTCCGCATACCACTCTGCTGTATCCTTTTAGCGTCATCAGCGACCCGAACCCTAGCGGCAGGGTGTGGCTGGAATCGATCCTCAGGGAGGCGTGATGAAACTCGATTACGAGCTGAACGAAGAATCCAAGGAAGACGCAGTTGCGACTCCTCTTGGAGCCAATCGCTGGGACGTTACCCATACCTTTACCGTCAGCAAAGAGATGATGGGAGCCATGGAGATCGGACAAGATGTCGATTTCTGCGTCAAAGGGAAAGTGACTGGGCTGAATTCCAGCGAGGAACTAGGCAAGACCTGTTGCAGGGTCACCTTAGTAGCTAGTTCGATTGAGCTTGAGTCAGGGTACGACGAGGAAGAGTCCTTCGAGAAAGGATTCAGCAAGGGGCCGAAGAGGTACTGATGAGTGACCACCTTTCTGCAACTGTGCAAGGATGTCGCAAGGGAATGCGACGTGTCGAACGGGGAGGCTGCTGTGGCGTCTGTGGCTGCTCAAGTCGGGCAGGTGCAGCGGATTGTTGCCGCCGTGCGGGACGAGTGGATTCTGATTCAGAACAGGCACCAGGACTGGCGCTGGATGCGATCAGAGTTCACTTTTACGACTGTAGTCGGAGATGACAGCTACGCCTATACCGACGCGACGGATGTTCTCACTGCCGCCACGATTTCCAGGTTCGCGAAGTGGGTCGCGAACGATGACGCCGACCCGATCAAGTGCTACCTGACCACCGTTTCTAATGAGCGGTGGTTGCAATGGCTCCCATGGGAATCATTCAAATCAATCTACAAGATCGGGACCCAGAACAACGGAGTTCCAACCCACGTCTCTGTTGACCCTCAGAACAACCTAAGGTTCGGCCCGAAGCCGAATGACACGTACACCATCACAGGTCCTTACCAGCGCGGCGCGCAAGTTTTATCTGCCGGCACGGACGAGCCTGACCTACCATCCAGATACCATCAATTGCTCATGTTCTCCGCAATGCGGCGCTATGGGTATGGCGATGCTGCAACAGAAACGATCACCTATGCAGAGAAGCAGATCAGAACCATGCTTCGTCAACTGGAGGCGGACCAGCTTCCTAGCGTCAGGATTGGGAGTCCCATGGCATGAGAAGTTCTCTTCCAAAGAGAACTCCTGACTACATTCGGTTCACTGGCGGACTGGATGATGTCAGTCCGTCCATTGAGGCCGCTCCAGGGACGCTCAGAGACGCGCAGAACATCGAGGTTGATGTCAACGGTGGGTACAAGACTCCGATGGGCTACGAGCGTTTTGACGGGCGTCCAAGCCCATCCAGCGCGACATACACAATACTTCCCGCAACGATCACCGGAACCTTTGCCGCCAATGACGTAGTGGTTGGCGGAACCTGGGTATCCTCTACTACTGGCGAGTCTTGGACGGTCAGGGATCAGGATGTCCAGTACTACTCCGCAGATAGCGCGGCAGCTTCGATCACCAGCAGTCTGTGGATCGCTGTCTATGCCACATCAAGCTCCTGGGCGCCTGCTGGGACTGAAACCCTGTTCTCCAAGTGGAACACGACCGGCAACCAGAGAAGCTTTGCCCTACAACTGACGGCAGGTGGAAACCTCCAGTTACTTGTGTCTGCTGATGGAACTGCTGTTGTGACTGCTACAGCTACAGCGGCAGTCACGCACGCTCCTGCTGCCGGGGGTTGGGTTGCTGTAGCCTGGAACGATAGCACGAACACTGCCGTGTTCTATCAATCTACGAACGCGCTTGCAACCGATGTTTCTTCTGTGGCCTGGAGTTCGATTGGCGCTCCCGTAGCAACAGCTTCTGCCGGGATCTTCGATAGTACCGCAACGGTTGAGTGCGGGGCGATCGATGCTGGAACCGCGTCTATCTGGTCAACTGGGACGATCAGCAGAGCTGCTGTGGCATCCGGGACCACGATGACTGATGACCCTGATCTCGAAATGTACTCTGCCAGGGATCAGCCGCAAGGGACTGTGATAGGGGTCGAGACGAGCTATCTGGTCTTGACCAAGATGACTTCAGAATTCCCGCCAAGCGCAGACCTCACTGTGGGCGGTGTATCACAAGGAACATCAACCGATTGGTCTGCCTCTGATAGCGCCTCGACCGTCCTTCTTCATGCTCAATACACAAACCTTGCTGCGGATGAGTATCGCGCCGACATAGGTGCCGTTCCTGGGGTTGGTGATGTTCTCGGAGTTTGGAGATACAACGGTATCACCTATGCCTTCAGAAATGTGTCAGCTACCCCGGTTGTGAACGCGGCCATGTTCAAGGAGACCGCTTCCGGCTGGACGCAAGTCGCCCTTGGTAGGGAGCTGGCGTTCACCTCCGGCGGAACCACTCAGATCGTAGACGGGAACACGATTACCGGATCTATTTCCGGCGCAACTGCTGTCGTTGCCAGGGTGGTACATCAAAGCGGGACATGGGCTGGTGGTGATGCTGCCGGCAGATTCATCTTCGCCTCACAAACCGGGACCTTCCAAGCAGAGAACATCAACGTTGGAGCCGCGCCAAACTTGGCAACGATCGCCGGGAACAGTTCTGCGATCACGCTACTGAAAGACGGCAGGTATGAATTCCAGAACGCAGACTTTGGTACCGGCAACAAGATGTATGGTGTTGATGGAGCGAATCGAGGGTTCGAGTTCGACGGAACGACGTTTGTTCCGATCGCCACCTCGATGCCCACTGACACCCCGACACATCTTGCGATTCACAAGAACCACTTGGCATACAGCTTTTTGAACCAGGTTCAGATCTCAGGTATCGGAACTCCGTATCAGTGGACCATCTTGAGCGGTGCGAGTACGTTGAATGTTGGAGACAACATCACAGCGTTCATGATCCAGCCCGGTATTGACGCAACAGCCTCGTTGGCGGTGTTCTCCAGGAACAAGACTCACATCATGTACGGCTCGTCCTCCGCTGACTGGAACCTAGTTCCGTATCGGGATGAGATTGGCGCCTACGCTTACACGGTCCAGGATGTTGGGGCCACCGTGCTGCTTGACGACAAGGGCCTGTCAGACCTCCGCGCATCGCAGGACTACGGAAACTTCGCGAACTCGCAGATCGGACGTTTGGTGAAGAACTTCCTCACGGCCAGAAAATCGACCGCAACCGCTTCCTGCATCGTCAGGGACAAGTCGCAATATCGGGTGTTCTTCGAGGACAACTCCGCTTTGTTCGTGACATTCAGCGGGAAGAAGATCCTCGGTGCCACTCCTCAATTGTTAGCGCACGCAGTTACCTGTGCATGCTCTGTCGAGGATGCCGGGGGAACAGAGAAGATCTTCTTTGGCTCCGACAACGGTTTCGTTTATCAGATGGAGCGCGGAACTTCCCATGACGGTGATGACATCGAGGTTATCATTTCAACCCACTACATCGCCTCACGCAGGATAGGGCAGTCAAAGTCCTACAAGGAACTGATGTTAGAGGTTTCTGGTGAAG